TAAATCAGTTGAAACCGGGAACGAGGGGCGGGACTCTCAATGCAAAATACAGAAGACAAGCCACAAATCAATTATTTGGTTTGTCTGGCAAACGCTTGAAGAAGCCTGAGTTTGAAAAGTATGGCTACTTTGGAAACAAGGACGCTTACAAAGATTTTGCCTACAACTTGACAAGAGGGAACGGTGTTTTTCAATACGGTGATGTTATCATCCATTTTAAAAAAGATAAAGTGGCAAACAAGACAACATTCACAGTAAATAACAGTCTTGGTCCTGCAGTCCATCAAGAACTTGTTGCAGATAATCCAAACAGACCAAATTTGGTTAGTATCAATAAAAGGTTTCTGAAAGAAACGGTAGATTTGTTAAAATCTGGAAACATCAAAACACCAGAAGAAGCGAGCAAGGCTCTTGGTGTCCGTTATTTAGAGGCTCAATATCATGGTGAAATAGGAGTATCTGATATTTCTAGTATGTACTTCACAAATAACAAACCAAGCGATGAGCAAATCCATTCATTGAAGGAATTCGGTATTAACTTGTATGTGAAAGAAGGTGATCAATTTGTTAAAATTGAATAAAATCATCGGTGTCGATGAATCGAAAAATAATATATTGGTCACTCTCGAAGATGGCCGTTGCGCTCTAGTCGATAAAGAGAGAAAAGGTTTTGTTGTTGAAATCCTTTTAGATTCTTTTTATAAGTGGATGCCTTTCCCAAATGAACCAACTGCAGAAGATCAAGCAGAAGTTATTGAGATCTTAACAAACCCAAAATTATTTGGATTTGGCCCTTTAGCAGAAGAATATCTCACAGATGAAACGTTAAAGCACGAATTCGATGCTATGAAGAAAGATGCAGGTTACGCATATTGAATATATAAAAAAGTCGTAGATTTACGGCTTTTTTTGTTGTCAAAAAACAGAAAGAGAGGATCTACCTTGAATATTTGGAACATAGTATCAGTCACCGCAGGGGTTGTTTGTTTATTCCTTATCCTCTTGTTTGGATATGCGATGACAATCGGCCTACTGTCAGGGATTGATGAAGTTAAACACAAGAACAGAGATTGAGAGGTGATCCAGCATCTTGACAAGCAGGAATAGACTGCTATTTTATCGCATAATCTAACCAGTCGAAAGGCTGGTTTTTATTTTGTCCAAGCATTGATGACGCTAAAAGCTATGGAACACAACACAGTCGGGGACGACTTAAAAAATAGGAGGTTCGCATGGACAAAGAAACAGAAGTAGTCGAAACGGTTGAAGATGTCGAAAAGGTAACGGCCGAACCAGAAGAACATCAAGAAGAACCGAAAGACGAAAAGAAGTACACGGACGCAGATGTTGATAAGATCATCAACAAGAAATTTGCTAAGTGGAAAGAAGAAGCTGAAAAAGCTGAGAAAGAAGCTGAGAAGTTGCGCAAGATGAACGCTGAACAGAAAGCAGAGTATGAAGCTCAAAAACAAGCTGAACGCATTGCCGAATTGGAAGCGCAATTGAACCGCAACGGACTCGAAAAAGAGGCTTCCAAAATGCTGTTTGAAGCTGGAATCACAGCCGATGAAACAGTGCTTGACTTTGTAGTACGCAACAATGCAGAAGATACACAACAGTCAGTACAGTCACTCATTGGTCTTGTAAATACTCTTGCAGACGCAAAAGTACAAACGATGCTAGTTGGTAAGACACCAACCAAGCAAGAAGAAACTGGTCAAGGGATCACCAAGGAACAATTCCGCAAGATGGGCTATCAAAGCCGTAATGAACTGTTCCAAACGAACCCAGAACTATATAACCAATTGAAAGGATAATTAATTTATGCCACAAGGAATCACTCAGAAAGCTACTATGGTAGTGCCAGAAGTCATGGCTGACATGGTATCAGCTAAATTGCCTAAACTAATCAAATTCACCCCACTTGCGTTTGTCGACGACACACTTGTTGGACAGCCCGGTGACGAAATCAATGTACCAAAGTGGGAATATGCTGGAGATGCAGCAGAAGTTGCAGAAGGTGTAGCAATCACTTTGGATCAATTGACTACCAAGAAGTCTAAAATGACAATCAAAAAGGCTGCGAAAGGATACGAAATCACAGACGAAGCCCTTCTTTCTGGTCTTGGAGATCCAATTGGACAAGCAGTATACCAAGCATCACTTGCTCTTGCCAACAAAATCGACAACGACCTTGTAGAAGCTGCTAAAGGTGCAACTCAACACGTTATTGAAACAGCTACTACTGTTGACAACTTGCAAAAAGCCCTCGATATCTTCGAAGATGAAGACGATGCATCTTATGTTGCTTTGCTAAACCCTGCAGACGCTGCTGCTCTTCGTAAAGATGCCGCTAAAAACTGGACTAATGGTTCAGATCTTGGTGCTGAAGCGATCGTGAACGGAACTTTTGGTGAAGTTCTCGGTGTTCAAATCGTTCGTACAAACAAAGTAGAGAAAGGTAAAGGCTTCCTCGTAAAAGTCTCTGCTGATGCTACTGATACAGACGATGTTAACAAATACGGTGCATTTGTCATCGCATTGAAACGTGATGTGATGGTTGAAACTGACCGTGACATTTTGAAGAAAGCCACTGTCATTACCGCAGACAAACACTATGGAACATATCTCTATGATCCATCACGAGTTGTCAAATTCGGTGAATAATTTCAAAAGGGGGTGACAACGTGAGCATGCTACTACGTTATCACTATCAACAAAGCGAGCCAGTCGAACCTGAAAAGACTGAAAATGTCGCTTTGGAAGATATGACGCTAAAGGATTTGAAAACTATAGCGAAAGAAAAAGGTGTTGAAGGCTATTCTACGCTTGCAAAAGCTGAATTAGTCGAAGCATTGAAAGGATGATTTGATTATGTCGTACATCGATAAAGTTAAGGTGCTGTTGAATATCGAGGACGACTTGCAGGACAAGATGCTTGGTTTAATCGAAGAGATGACAACCCAGCATTTTACTGCCTATACTGGAGATTTTGGAGTGCCAGAAAAGTTTGATTACATGATTATTGAGATCATGATCGAACGTTTTAACCGCATCGGGTCGGAAGGCTACTCTAAGAAAACACTCGAAGGCTTGACTCTTGAATTTAATCAAGATGATTTTGCTCGATTTAACAAGATCTTAAAACGTGAGTATCCATCTATCCTTGAAAATCGAGGATTTAAGATGCTATGAGAGAAAGCGAACGTGTTGAACTCGTATTTCAGGCTGGTAAGCCTAAGTACGATCCAGAATTAGGACGAATGAGCAACGCAGAGCCTACTAAAAAGGTATTGCCTTGCTTTATCTCTGAATTAGGACTGGAATTAAAAGTTAAACTGCTTGATAAAGTCGATGTAGATGCCAAAATCTTACGTTTTAACCACGTTATAAACGGCCCTATATCGTCCGTTATCATCGCTAACAAGCGATACAAGGTTATCAGTCGAAAGAATCCAGAACGACGCTCTACGGTCTTGTATGTGGCCGAGGTGATGGGTTAATGTTTAAAATTGATATAAACGATGGAGGGGCAACCCTCTTTTTTGCGCAAGCAGTTAAATTTGACGCACACGAGATCTTAAAGGATCATGGCTCACGCTTGCATAGACGGGCAGTAAGAAACGCTGTCTTTACTCGTGGATATTCTACGGGTGCTACAAGACAGTCTATACATCTTACTGTTGGCCGTGATGAAGCAAAAGTGAAAACTGGTACAGATTATTCGGGTTATGTCGAAGTAGGAACACGCAAGATGGAAGCTCAACCGTACATGGGGCCAGCACTGGAAGAAACTATTCCAGAGTTTGTTGCAGATTTAGAGAAAGGAATGACAGGTAAATGAAACAGCCAGATCAACAATTATTTGACGAGATTTACAAGCGTATTTCTTCGCTTGGCTATGATATTTATCTTGCCTTACCAGACATGTCTGCAAAATATCCATTTTGTGTGATGGGTGATACGCATTTGATGCCAAACCCTACTAAATCGGGGTTGATTGGTCTAGTAAGTACAAGAGTACATGTATGGGATGACATCAACAACCGCAGACGATTGTCAGACATGATCTATAAGATTCAAAATGAATTGAGCAAGATCAATCGCATCGAGAATAGAAGCTGGTCCATGGGCCTCTCTAGTAATAGTCAAATCATTAAAGACAACAGCACAGAAGAAACTCTTTTCCATGCAGTCATTGACATGGAATTTAAATTTGTTTAAACGAAAGGAAAAACTAAATGGTATTAGAACCACAAAAAGGTAAAGATCGGATTTTGATGTTCCGTAAAAAAGGCGACAAAACTGCTGCAGCAAAACTTGCTTTGCAAACAGAACACAAATGGGAATACGAACGTAAAACAGATAGTACAAAAACAAAAGACGGTGCTATCTCTGCTGCTGGTGGATTGGAAGTTACACTCTCAATCGAAGCAGTTGCGTCTCGTGACGAATTGAACAACATGCTTAAAAACTCTGTAATCGAAGGTTACGAGTTGGAAGTATGGGACATCGATCTTAAAGGCGAAAAACAAGGTGCGAAATATCCAGCATTGTATGCTATCGGTAAATTAAGCAAATGGGAAGTGCCTGCAAACGTTGAAGATCTCATCACTTTGCAAACTGAAATGGCAATCGATGGTAAACCAGTACCGGGATATGCAACACTTACTGCAGATCAAGAAGCAGAAGTGCTTTATGCATTTGCTGACACAACTGCAATCGCTGGATAAGCAGTAATAACTATGAGGGCGAAAGCCCTCTTTTATTTTTATTAAAAAACACAAAGAAAAGGAAAAATCATAATGAAAACATTGACAATTAACGAACGTGAACACGAATTATCTTTTGGTATCGCATTTATCCGTGAACTTGATAAGAAGTTCTGCTCTAACGTGAATGGAATGAATTTCGGAGCTGGTGTCCGTTCTGCGGTTGTGTATCTCTTAGATGGAAACCCAACAATCTTGGTTGACATCATTCAGGCCGCAACTATCACGAATCGGAGCAAACTTTCTGAAAAGGATATTGAGAAATGGCTTGAAGAACAAGATGATCTCGATGTTGTCTTCGATGATTTTTTAACATGTTTCAAGACCTCAAAACTGACCAAGAAGACAACGATGGCGATCGTGGAAGCGGTGGAACAAGCCTAAAAAAAGCCACGGTCGAACTCACTTCTGAACAGACTTATGAAGATCTAATGGCAACTATCTTTGCTTTCTTTGGCATCACAGACTATGTGACTGCTCAACGCATGACGCTGAAAGAATTTAACATCAGACAACGTGCAAGAGACATGCAGATGCTAGATGAAGAAAAGAGAGTATATTTACTTGCTTTTCAGATTCGACAAGCACAAGCAAGTAAGAAAGACGGAAGATATATCTTTGAGAAGTTCGAAGACTTCTACAACGAAGAAGAAAGACGCAGAACAGTCTTGAATAGATCTCAAGGCCCTGCAGTCAATCAAGAACTGATCGAGATTGCCAAAAGGCTTCAAAAGAGGCGAAAGGAAGGAGGTATAGATGGCTGATAAGTCCTTTAAAGTAGAAGCCGTGCTGAAAGCCACTGATGCAGGTTACTTTGCCACCATGCAAAAGGCAGGCTCTGCGGTCGAAGGTCTCACACAAAAGGCTGGTAAAGCTGGATCCAATATCTTTGGATCACTTGAGAAAGTCGGCAAGGGCATGACGATTGCAGGGGCAGCAACCACTGCAATGGGTGTAAAAGCAGTAAAAGGCTTTGGAGATTTCGAGGCCTCACTCAACAAGGCAGCTATCGTAGCTGGCGGTACATCTAAAGACATCGAAGGTCTGGCAGATGTAGCCAACAGAATGGGTAAAGATTTGCCACTCTCTGCACAAGATGCAGCAGATGCAATGATTGTCATGGCCCAAAACGGTGCAAGCCTAGAAACTATTAAGAAGATTTTCCCAGCAATCGCACAAGCAGCAACTGCCTCTGGTGCCGATTTGGTCACAACTGCTGGGGTTGTACAACAAGCAATGAACGTTTGGGGCGATAGTATCGGATCTGCAGAACAGGCTGCAGCCGTATTGACTCAAACAGCAAACGTATCTAATGCATCTGTCGAGAGCATGGAACAAGCCTTGTCTAACGTGGCAAGTTCCTCACGCTTGATGGGTGTTGATATGAAAGATGCATCTACTGCGATCGGTTTGATAACTAATACTGGTATGTCTGCAGCACAAGCATCGCAAGACTTAAACCACGCTATGCTCAAGATGGCAGCGCCATCTGATAAAGCAAGTAAGTTGATGACTAGTCTTGGACTTAGCTATACGGACGCTGCTGGTAACATGAAGCCGTTCAAACAAATTCTGATTGAAGTAAACGATAAGATCAAAGACATGTCCCAATCTGAAAAGGCTGCGACATTGAAGACCTTGTTTGATACATCAGGGATGCAAGCTATCAGTCCATTACTTGATAGTATTTCAAATAAGACTAAAGATGCCACTAAATCATGGGATGCCGCTAGAGGATCACTCGAAGAGGTATCACGATCACAAGGTGACGCTGCCGCTTGGCTTGCTAGACAAGCAGAGGACATGCAAAATAACGTAGGTTCCAAACTTGAGCAAGTCGGTGGATCGTGGGAAGCCTTGCGAAATAAGGTTATGGCATCTAACAAAGGGATGCTCACAGGCTTATTGTCTGGAACGTCCAAAACCATTGAATGGGCTACAGAGAGCGACAATGCAGTTGCTAAGGTCATTCGTGGGTTCGTTGGTATGTCTCCAGTTATAGGGCCCGCAATGACTGCGATTGGCACAACTATGACACAGACACGCTCAATTGTTAGCGGTTTGGGTTCTGCGTTTAGTTTGGCAAAAACAGCTATGACCTCTGGATGGGGGTTGATCGCAATCGGTATCGCACTGGTAGCAAAATATTTCATTGATCTATACAAAAACAGCGAGTCATTCAGAAACAAAGTCAATGCAGTAGTTAAATCAGTGCAATCTGGTTTTTCAGCCCTAGCAAGCAAAATGAAACCAGTCGTTGATGGCATTAAGAAGATGTTCAGTGGTGTTCCAAATGCTGGCGGTCTTCTCGGTGCAATTAGTGGTGCTGGTCTAGCTATCACTGGGTTGTTTATGGTTCTGAAAAAGAATCCATTCGCAGCATTTGCATCTAAAGGCCAGCAATCAATGGGATTACTTTCTAAACTCAACCCGTTCAAAGGATTGGGTGCTAAAGCTACTACTGAGTCAAAAGGAGTAGAGAACGCATTCAGGCAATCTGATGGAGTTATTAAACAAATCTTCACTGGTCTTGGTGAAGGTATTAAAGCAGCTCTTTCAGGGGTTGCTATTGCTGCGAAAGGTATTGGCTCTGGTCTTGCTACTGCGTTTCGTGGTATCGGTCAAGCGCTTGCGATGGCTAACCCAGCAAATATCCTCGCATTATCTGTTGCTATCGTAGCAGTCGGTGCTGCAATGGCTCTAGCTGGTATGCAAGGGGCTGGAATTGCTCAAATCCTGCAAGGAATTGGTAGTGTAATTGAATCTGTCGGGCAAGCGTTCGCTAGTGTAGCAACTGCAATCATTGGTGCATTTGCTCAGGCTATTGTAACAGTAGCCCCATCCGTACAGGCTTTCGTGCCTGTAATTAGGGCGGTAGGTGCAGCAATCGCAGATGTAGTGGTGGCAGTCGGGACAGTAGCCCCTCAACTATCAATGCTGGTCAATGCATTTGGTACGGCATTCAGCTCTATTATTCAAGCGGTAGGTTCTGCAGTCCAACAAATCGCATCTGGTATTTCTCAAATCGTGACTGCATTTGCTCCGATTGTAGAAACTATCGGAAATGTGATTATTAAGGTCGCTGAAATCATCATGACGAACTTGCCACCAGTTTTGCAAGCGGTAACTCCACTTGTGGAAGTTCTTGGTAAGGTCTTCACGACTACGGCACAAATCATCGCAGACGCAGTCGTGCGAATAATTCAGGTATTGCAACCAGTTATGCCTTCTGTCGCACAGATTGCACAAGCGGTCAGTCAAGCGGTGTCTTCCATTGCTCAAGCATTTTCTAGCATTGTAGGGCAGATAGCGCCTATCATTAATAGCCTTGCGAGCCTATTTAAAAGTATAGGTAATGCAATCAAGACCGCATTGAGTCCCGTTACTCCAATTCTTCGAGAATTTGGTAATGTGGTTAACACTGTATTTAAAGGCGCATCTAATGTCATTAAATCATTCGGTCAAGCGGTTAAAAGCATCTTGGACGGTGTTTCTGGTGTCATCAAGTCAATTGGTGGTGCTATCAAAGATGCTGGTGAAGGATTTAAACGTTTCGGACAAGGTGTGAAACTAGCAGGAGACCACGGACTTCAAGCGGCTGCTGGTATCGGTGCAGTTGCTACTGCGGTTCTTGGCCTTGGTGGCGCGTCTGCTGGTGGTAACTTGAATGGATTCCGTGCCGATTTGGACAAATTAGACACGGTGATGTACAAGATTGGTAGCCGTAATGTAGGATCTATCTTTACACAGATGGCATCTGGTATGCGTACTGCAGCGTCTGCGGTCAATCCACTCGCAAATGGTCTGCCGAAAGTTGCGACAGCAATGACGACAATTGGCCCTGCTGCAACAGCATCATCTAGTGGCATCCGTTCGTTTGGTACAGGATTCCAGCAAATGGCATCTGCAGTAACTCGCTCTGCAGTGATGTTTACTATGCTAAACAGCCAATTCGCAATGTTTGGATCTGCTATCACAAACGCTACATCGTCGTTGAGTGGATTTAATACGATGATTACCAGTGTACAATCTGGATTCACGTTTATCATCCAATCGATCACATCCTTTATCTCGATATTAACGAGCCTCGGAAGTAGTGTCCGTACAGTCCAAACAACTATTGCCCAACTTGGCGCATCTATGGTGCAATCTGCGTCTGGTTTCTCACAACTCGGTAATGCTATGCGTACAGCGATGTCGCAAGTTGTTACTGCGGTTAATGCTGGAATCCAACAAGCTAGATCTGCACTATCTCAAGGTTTTGCAAGCATGAGTACAGTTGTGTCTACATCAATGAACAACGTGGCAACTAGTGTCAGAATGGCTATGACCACAATGAACATATCTGTCACACAAGGAATGACTCAGATTGGTGTATCTATTAGAACATCTATGACCTCTGTCAGCTCTATGATGCAAGCGATGTTGAATAACATTGTAACCACTATTTCAATGTCATTCCAACGCATGACCATGACGATCACAATGGCAATGATGCAAGCAAGCATGGCTATCCAGTCAGGTATGATGCGCATGGTGCTGACAATGACTACAAGCGGTATGCAGATGGCACAAATCGCACAGAGAACTGGACAACAGATCTCGCAAAATATCACGAACGGTATCAGAAATGGTGTCGGAAGTGCTAGAAGTGCGATGCACTCAATGATGCATGCAATCCAAGCAGTTGGAATGGCTGCAGTTGGTACAATGCGATCAGTCGGTAGCATGATTGGTCATGGTTTGGCGCAAGGTATGTACTCTGCGCTTGGTGCAGTAACTGCTGCAGCAAATGCACTCGTTGCGCAAGCAGAACGTGCTGCACGAGCTAAAGCCAAAATCCACTCACCTTCACGGCTATTTCGTGATAATGTCGGTAAATTTCTGGCTCTTGGTGTCGCTGATGGTATTGACCGCAATGCATCAGAAGTGTCGAAGTCAATGGAGAATTTGATTGATGATGCATCTCAATATACTGCAAGCAATCCTCTTGGTTCTGGATTTGACTACAACGGAGTAATCAATCACGAGATCAAAGAGGCAGACAGCCAAAATAAACCAATGCAATTAACTCTTGAATTGGGTGGCCGTGCATTCTCTGCATTCGTAGAAGATATCACTACTGCACAAGGCAAGAGAGAACGTATCAGATTAAAGACAAGTCCTCTGTAAAATGAGGGCTTTGCCTTTTTTATAAAAATGAAGAAAGGGGGAAAAATGTATAATTTCACAGATACGAACGAGATTTTAAAAAGCTATGAAATGGGAATCCAGACGACATTTAACGGTAAGACGCTAGAGCGTGAGCTTACAAATGCAAATGGAGCATTTCAGACTGTCATGATCTCTGGCCGTGGTGTCGTAGACCAAGAACATCAGACAGTAGATGTGACTGGCCGTGATGGCAAGGTATTCAGACGCAAGTCTTACAAAGAACGTGAAATTGAGATCACTGCTTTAATTTCTGGGGTTAATAACTCAGCTTTTAGACTACAATTTGAAAAATTGAATGAGTTGCTAGATACGAATGAGCCAAGCGATCTGGTCTTTGGTGATGAACCAGACCGAATCTATAAGGCACAGTTTGAATCTGCAGACATTCCAGACGAAGAAAGTAACCAACAAATCATTAAATTAAAAATGATCTGTTATGATCCCAAAAAACTCACGAACAAAAAGACCGTTACTGGAAATCAGGTCAATTATGCAGGAAGCAAGGAAACATACCCTAAAATTTCCTTTATGGTTGGTGTTAATGTGAATGAAATCAATCTTCTGCACGTTGAGCAACAGAAGTATATTCGGCTGAAAGGCACATATACACAAGGAAATCGCATTGAAATTGACATGAAAGAACGCACGATCAAGCTAAATGGCAGAAACGAACTTAAAAATTTCGACATGGTGAACAGCAGATTTTTCTCTTTGCAAAAAGGGGTTAACACATTAAGATTGACCCCATCAAGTCAGTTAACGGTTGAATATAGTGAGGTGTATCAATGATTTATTTATTTAATAATAAAGAAGAATTGATCCACATCATTAAAGAGCAAGATCTAATTGAGTTTACTCATAAGATTGAGATCAACACGTTCGATGCTGCAGAGTTTGAATTGCCTATCGAAGCGATTGATAAAGAAATCATCGAAGAGATGCGTTTCTTTGGCTTCTTTGTGCGTGGTCGTCAATTTGGGGTATTTAAAGCCTACGAAGTGACGATGAATGACAACTATGTTGTGAAAGGTCTTGACCGTGCAGAAAGTGACCTGCGTACAGTCCGAATTATCAAAGATAAGCGATTGAAAAGTGTTACTGCAGATCAAGCACTGAACGTAGCATTAGAAGGTACAGGCTATCAGTTAGGTGAAAGAGAAGGGCTTACAAAAGTAAATAAGACCAACTTCTACTATATCAGCCCTCGTGAAGCTCTCGTTAAGATCATCGAGGCCTTTAACTGCGAATTTCGTGTACGTTATGAGTTTGTAGAGAATAAGATCATCAACCGCTACATCGATTTGTATCATCGGCAAGGTTCGTACTCTGGTGTGCAATTTGAGTACGGGAACAATGCTCTTGAAGTCACGATGGAAGAAGACTCTGACAATGTTGTTACTGCTCTGATCGGTCGTGGTAAAGGTGAGGAATCAACAGATTCAGAAGGCAATGCTACTGGTGGATATGGTCGAAGAATCGAATTTACTGACATCGTTTGGACGAAAGCAAGTGGCAAACCTATAGATAAACCTGCTGGCCAAAATTATATCGTTTTAAATGATGATATTGAAAGCAAGGGCCTTTATCAGAATGGCGAGCTAAAACATCGCTGGGGTGTGTTTGTTGATGAAGAAATCGAGGACAAAGAAGTCCTGCTTCAAGCGACATATCAAGAGCTTTTGAGGCTCAACAACCCAATCCGTAAGTACAAGGCAAGTATCTTGGATCTGCGAGATGACATTTGGCTTGGCGACCGTGTGGCAATCGTTAAGGATTCCGCAAAACTATCGTTTGAAGCTCGCATCTTTTCGATCACGATTGACAAACTCAATTTTGACCAGTCGGAAGTAGAACTCGGTGATTATGAGACTTTAAAGAACCAATCACAAAGCAGTTCGCTCAACGCTATCAAGGAAGCTGTCAGAGAGTTATCAGAAGAACAAGAGGCTTACAACAGAAAAGTCCAAGAGCTGATTGACAACAAGAATGCAGAAATTGCTGAAAAAATGCGTGTAATGCGTCTTGATATGGACAATGGCATCGAAGATGCCAAGAACAAGGCTGAAAAAATCAAGCAAGAAATTTCCAGTTCCATCGATCAAAAAATAGCGGAAGCCAACACGGCCAATAAGAATGAGATCAAGGAAGAATTTAACGCTAAATACGGTGATATCACTGTAGAAATGGACCAGATCAAATCTACTGCTGAATTGTTAAAATCAAACGACAAAGAGATCAAAGGGATCATTGAAAATCTTAATAGTGATTTCTCGACTCAACTGTTCAACATTCAAGGGGAGCAAGCGCGATACAAAACCGAGACGGACAAATCCATCGCTGACTTGATAAAAGTTTCTGACGGCAAAGCAGATCGTGCATATGTCGAGCAGACTGCAAAAGGACTGAAAGAACAGTTCTCAAGTTTTACCTTTAGCGGTGGGCCGAACTTGATCCGAAACAGTGGGTATAAGGATGGGCTGAAATATTTTTATGGTACAGCCAATAGATTCAGATTAGGTACTCACCCGTTTTATTACAACGGTAGCAAGCCAATCGCTGTTATCTTTAATGATTCGACCAACGAAGTCTTATACCAAACAAATCGCTTTGATTTGGAGCGTAATACTGATTATGTCCTTAATTTTAGAGGGTTTAACAATTCGGCTCTAACCTCTTGCGAAGTATTTGTGTTAGGCCGAAAAAAAGATGAAACTCAAAATTATACGGTAATTAAGCATCTATTAAAACCTACCAAATTATCAGGTCAAGGAGTTGAAGATGTTTCACTCACGTTTAATTCTGGCGAAATTGATAATGCTTACGTGCGTTTTGATAATAATGGATCAAGCGGTGGACAAGCAGATCTATACATCGCTGAAATCGACTTATACAAGGGGACGAATAGGCGTCCATGGCAACCTGCCCCAGAAGATCAGGAATATATCGTAACACAAGCACAAGCCAGCTTTGAACGTACTGCTAATGGGCTAACGCAGAAGGTCACAGCGTTAGAGGCAAGCGCTGATGGACTAGC